ACTGGGTAGACAACGCGCCAGTTCATTGTGTGAAATACGCTGCTTACGCCTGGAAGTGTTCGCTGAAATTCTCTTTTTGGCGCTTTTTCAACATCAAAATCAACAGCTTTGGCAATTGAAACGAAAATATCTTCCACACTTTCACCGAATTCAAGATATCCTTTTTTCAAAATTGCATATGGATTGTTGAATGTTGCACTCTGCATTCGTACAATTGCAATACGATTTACAAGTGCGTTAATGAACTGATTCGCAAAAGCCGCTGTACCATAAATCACTTCACCTACTTTTGGAATATCTGTTGTCTTTGTAACTTCTGGCACACTCTGCTGATAATCATAACTAGCATTCTGTCTGATTACGTTAAGAATGTCCATTGTTGTCGCGTTTAATGTGCTAACTGCAACTCTTCTAGGCATATTTAACCCTCCTTAAATAAATCTGAAAATGTTTTTTTCACTTCTGGCTCTGGTTCTGGCTCTGGTTTAGGGTCTGGCTCTGGTTCTTTACTGAAAAAACGAGTTGTGTAGCGCTCTCTCCACATTTTATCGTTTTCTTCATATTTTGTTTTCCAGTCCTCACCGTCACCATTTGCCCTTGTTTCTAAGTCGGTGAACGTGTCACTAACATCTTCAAGAAATGAAATTGTTTCATCATCTGTCTGCTCTCCTACTCTTGTTTTAATTGCTTCTAAAATTTCCTCTTTATTTCTTACAGCCATATTATTACCTCCTACTCAACTTTTGTCCACTTGTTTTTATCGAAAATTTCCGATAATCTTAAAGAAAGTGGGTGGTCTGGTGAAATAAGAATATCTCCGGTTTCTGTTACCATAATTTCAAAACCTGTTTCGTGTTTGTACTTTCCTTTTGTAAATAACATTTTATCAACTCCTTTTTCTTATAAATTGTTTCACGTGAAACATTAAAAATATCGAATCATCATATAAAGTGGTAATTTTGTTTTTCTTTTTGATGGGATTCCACCACCCCCACCGCCAGCACTAAAATAACGATATAACATTACTGCATTGTTAAAAATTTCTGATTCTGTTAAATAACCATCTTTTGTTATCCAGTTAGTAATATTGGTGTTGTTTGCATTACTTGAAATAAAATTGTAACAAGCGTTTGCGCGTTCTACTCGATAGTCCCATGACGAATCGTGTATTCCCTCCCAGCACATATTCCAATAATGCGTTAGACTTTCAATGTCAGTGCTAGTTGACTTTAAAAAATCTCCCAGTGTAGCGTACTCTTGATACCCAGTTTTAGGCATCCACACATTTTCATGTACGATATATGCGCACTGTCCGTTTCCATCATCATCAGCATAACCATTTGATTGTAACCATTCATGCAACTGATAAAGTCTGCCATGGGTGTCGCCGTCTGTGTTAGTCCATTGTCCTAGTCCATACCCTACATTTAACGCTGTCCAATCGTGTGGCTCTTTTTCCCAAACTCCGGGGTTAATATTTGACTCTTGCCAAAAATTACCGCACATAGCGGATACAACATAAATGCTTGCGCCGTATCCTGTTACACCACCGTCACCATACCTAAACAACCTCTGAAATGATGATGTATAAGTGCTTATGCTTACTTGTTCTGCCAGTGGTCTTTTGTCTGTGTGCGCACCCATGAAAATACCAGAGCCTTGCCCACCTTGATAACACATTTCTGTGTGCGTTGGGTTTAAACCTATGTCACCAGCTAAATACTCTCCTGTTGCCGGTACTTCTGTAAACCCTAGTGATAATAAAACTTCTGCTTCATTGTAGGTTGTAAATGCATTGTTGTTTGGTGCATAATTAGGGGTTTCAAAACCACCAGCTAACAGAGCATAATTTATAAAAGAACTACAATCATAGTAAGTAATACCGCCAATCGTTTGTTGATTCCTATATGTGGTACTATATCCTACGTTTGGAGCGTTGCATGTTTCAATAGCCCATGAATAAGCCTTGTTAATATCTGGCATATTATTCCTCTACAATATAACAGCTGTACCCTTTATCAGTCAATTCTTTTTCCAGCTTTTCAGCGTTTTTTCTGTTATGAAATGCACCAACTTGCACCTTATAAATTTTCTTACGGTTCGTTAATTCCGCAAAATAACCTTTTCCGTCTGCATCACATACCCCTTTTGCAATTGCCCTGCCTAACTCTTTTTCGTGGCTATCAATCCATTTTTCAGTATCTTCATTGTCGTGAAATTCACATTCAAGATAAATAGTTACACATTTTGTAGCATTAATTTCGTATAGATTGTTTGTCGTCTGAATTCCTTTATCTTTTGTGGGTGTAAGTTTTGCAACTTCTTTGTAAATGTTTATAACATGTCTGTTGTTTATTCTTGTAGGATAACACAACACCAGAGTGCCACAACCTCCACCAGCGTTTGTGTGAATAGGAATATGTAAATCTGCCCCCCATTCGTTACTTTCTTTTACTCTGTCTTTATAAGTATTTTCTTTAACTGATGAACCCACCTTAACATCATATCCATTTAATTCTAAATAGGCTCTCGCGTACTCGGCTATCTTGATACAATGAAAAGCTTCCGAATGTTTACCACCAGCTACTATATTTGACCACTGGTCTGACGGTGAAAGATACACTTTCATTTTTAATCACTCCTTATTAATGTCTGAAATGTGAAATAACTCCATTAATTTGTCTGGTAAAATGTCTGAATTAATTTTACTGATATTTTCCAGAATTGAAACTAATTCAGTTGTGCACACGTAAAGAATTATAATAGGAAGAATTGATACATCTATATGAAAACCAATATATTTCCCTTGTGTATCAACCAACCATGCGACAAGGTAGCAAAGTATAAAGCCAACCTTTTTAAATAACCCATCACGTAGTTTTGCTGATTTAATGTCTTTTGTTTTTACTGCGGAAATAATACCAGTTACTAAATCAAGAGCATTAAAAATCAGTGCAATAATAACAGGGTAAAACTGCATACTTTTTCACTTCCTTTCTTATTCAATTTAATTTTATTATAAACTAAATCTTGAAAAATGTCAATAGGTGTGCTATAATTTAATAAGGAAAGGAGCGATAAATTATGACCAAATATTATGATGGGACTAAACTTTTATCAATGCTTGATATAAATGGAAATAAACCAGAAATATATATGTGCACTACTAACAGGACAGGTGGAAAAACCACTTATTTTGGGCGACTATGTATAAATCGTTTTTTAAATAAAGGTGAAAAGTTTGGTTTATTATATAGATATAATTATGAACTAGATGATATTGTTGATAAGTTTTACAAAGATTTAGGTAGTTTGTTCTTTCCAACTTATACTATGCAATCAAAGCGCAGAGCAAAAGGTACGTTTCAAGAATTGTTTTTAAATGATAAAAGCTGTGGTTACGCATTAAGCTTAAATAATGCAGACCAAATCAAAAAATATAGCCACTTATTTTCAGACATTCAGCGAATGATTTTTGACGAATTTCAGAGCGAAACAAATCACTATTGCGATAATGAAACTAAGAAATTTATAAGTATTCACACATCCATAGCTAGAGGACAAGGCGAACAAGTTCGATATGTCCCAGTTTATATGTTAAGCAATCCAGTCAGCATTATAAATCCATACTATGTTGAAATGGGTATTTCTGGTAGGCTCAAAGACGACACAAAGTTTTTAAGGGGGGACGGCTTTGTACTTGAACAGGGTTATATTGAAAGTGCAAGTATAGAGCAAAAAAATAGCGGATTTAACAGAGCTTTTTCTAAAAATAGCTATACTGCCTATAGTAGTGAATGCGTGTATCTGAATGATAACAAGGCTTTTGTTGAAAAACCAGCTGGAAAGTCAAAATACCTTTGTACTTTAAAATATAAAGGAAGTGACTTTGCGTTACGCGAATATACTGAAAGTGGTCTAATCTACTGTGACGACAAGGCAGATAGTTCTTTTTTAACTAGAATTTCAGTCACGACTGACGACCATAATATAAATTATGTTATGTTGAAACGTAATGATTTCTTTTTATCGAATTTGCGCTATTTCTTTGAGCATGGTTGTTTTCGATTTAAAGATATGCGTTGCAAGGAAGCTGTGTTATCAGCTTTAAGTTATTAGGTATCTGCTTTTGTTTCCATTAATGAATAAACAGGGTAGCACAGTTGAAAAAATACTGCCTGTTTACTTTTCGGTTGCGCTGACCGCTTTAAATGGTACAAAAGTTACAGATATAAAAATAGCGTGAGTAAAGAAGATTTTTCTTCTCCTCACGCTATTTTATTTTATATTTCTTTTTTCACATTTTATTAAATACTCTTTAGTTTTTTCTGGCGTTGTGTTGTACTCTTTGCATGTTTCCTCTAAAACGCAATGCGCACAGTCTGTATTATCACATTCTTCTATTAGAAAACCTAATAACTCACCATATGATATATTTTTACCTCATTTCATAAGTAGTATTCACAAGTAATACACCTCCACGTATGCGAATTGGTCTAAGCTTATCTGGCACTTTCAACCCAACTTTAAAGTCGCTATAATCTCTAACAATCGGCTTGTTGTCTTTATCGAATAAAAACTCTTTTTCTTCATCACTCCAGTTTTCGTTTACATCAGCTGTACCTTGCATAGATATTTCAAACAAATCTTTGCATTTTTTCGGCATACCGGCGCATTTAATATTGCTGTATTGCTTACTTTCTTCTAATGGTATAAGATTTTCGTGTGTAACGTGTTCAATATAAGTTTTCTGCCTTGTAAATATGCCTTTATCCCAGCAACTTTCTAATTTCCAACAGCAAAACTCTTTGTCGTCTACTTCAATCCCTTTTATTTCTTGCGGTAATAAATCACAATGTATGCTGTCTGTATCTGCGTATATAAACCCCCTTTTTTCTGCACCATAATAATTTTTCTGTGCGGCTCTTATTGTAAAATTTCTTGAATATGATGTAATAGCAGAGCCTATAGCAATATAACCCGGCTTCTTTTCGCTTTCTACTACTTGCATAAATCCTATAGATTTATCGTCTTTCACGTATGCAATCTTAAAAGAAGAATCGGTGCTACTTGCCATTTTACCATATAGGTTATTTAAAAATAGCTTTGCTAACTCTCTTAACGCACCTTTACTTTCCTTTTTTATCTTAGCGTATTTGTTGATGTATTCGTCAAAAATACCTACCATAGAATAAAAGTAACAGCCATCAATAATTTCAAAATCAACTAACTCATAGTGCTCTTTTATTAGTTGATAATCTGTCATGGTTAAAGTTAGTTCAACTTTAGCCTGTTGTATATTTCCATTTTTATCTATATAATACGGAAACTTTTGACCGTTTTCATGGTTATATACGTCACTATCTTCTAGTGATTCCGTTCCTTTATATTTTAAATCCCCCTTTACTTGAATAAATGGCAAATAGTTGTCTTTTATGTAAAACCTTGTTTTTATTCTTACAAAGTAATACATATTTTCTTTTAAAGCTTGATCTGGAATAAAATTTCCAGTCCAAAATTTTGGTAAACCTATAGGGTATTTATTTCCGCTTTTACTACTCATCATAGAGGGGTAAAGAGAATTTACATCAGCCGTTGTCCCATTCGTTTTTATTTTGTTTTCTTTTCCTTTTACTAAATAGCACCAGCCTCCCCTATATGATTTCCGTAACCAATCACCGGCATTATCATATTTGTGTTCTTGTTTATCAATTTTAAAATCATATAGATTAGGAAACATTTCGGCGTAATCTAATTGAATTTCTAAAGATGACCGACATATTTTTTTATATTCTTCCAAACAACATGAGCCTATGGTTAATTTATTATGCCCTTGTTTAAACATAATTTCTAGTGCTTCTTTCACGACAAGAACATCATTCGCTATATACTCTTGTTCTTCTTTTGTTATCTCGCACCCAGCATAACGAAAACCAGTATATTCCATATCTAATTTTTTATGCTTTGTACCAAAACTTTCACCTATTCTTTTGACAGAAAAAGGTAAAAGTTTAAGAGAATCACGTATTTCTATAAAATGATTTTTTACCTTTACTATGATAGAATACCACATTCCTTTATCAGATATGGAGTATTTAAAGGTGTTGTTAAACATTTTAAATTGTTGTTTCCATTTTACGTCAGTTTCTTTGTCTCCAATTTTATCATATGCCTGTGTAAATTTTTTATCAACTAATAAATATGATAACCAAAAAGCACCATCAAATTTTAGGTTGTGATAATAAACAACAACGTTGCAATTTAATGATACTAAATAATCAAAAGTTTCGGCTATGCTATGCAGAATTGTGACTTTATCACTAAATAACTCTACAAGCGCACTAGCCCACACTTCTGTGTTTACTTGCCCTTTGTACACAGTTGTTTCAAAATCACCCATAAAATAACGATATTCACGTTGTTTCATTCTGGTTGTTCAAAATCCTCATTATATTCTGATTCTAAATCTAAATCTTGTAACTGTGTGGGCGTTAAACTATTACCTGTCAATATTTCCATAAATAATCTAGTTGCTGACTGTATTGCTTCTGCTTTACTGTCCCATAATACTATAGTTATTAGTTCAGATAGTTTATCTGCATTTGCTTGTAATCTATTTCCGATTTCTTCTTCACTGAATAACGCTATTTGCTGATTAATTAAACTTAATAATAAACTTTGTGAACGTATAGTTTCTTGTAGTGCTACAGGTCTGCGTCTTTTTCTTCCTACCCAACTTGTATCAATTTGTAACCTACTTACAAAATCATCTATTATATTTTTAAAGACTTCTTTTCCCTCTGATGGTAGTTGCTCACGGTGTTTTTCTGCATCTTTAAAAGACCAACTACGGCGTTGTTTCTGTCTTTCTTTTTTAGTTTTAGCGGCTTTTCTAGCACTTTGTT